GGTAACAGTTTTGGTATCGGGCAGTACGTTAAGCTGACACGCTTCCACGACCACAAGATGACCTTCACCGACAAGAAGGGAAAAGAGACAGAGGTTGACTTTGGTGGTGCACCAAAGGTAGTTAATCTTACTGAGGGTATGGAGAACAAGCGCTGGTGGTCTTTTGAAGAGGACGGGGCTATTGGCAACGGTAGTAAGGCTGTCGTACAGTTTGAGACCTACAGTAGTGGTGCAGGTGTTCGACTCTTGGCAGTAGGTATCACAGACCACGTAGCCTACGAGGTAAGTGTGGGTGCTGGTGATGAAATCTTTAGTATGGACGAGGTGGCTTAATGAAAGTTATTCTTTCCGCCGTCTTTGATGGTGATTATGATGGTGTGTCTGGAACAACTACAGTCACCCGTGATGATGTAGATGATCTGCACTCTCTGGCCCAAGTCGTAGGTGACTTCACACGATCTTGTGGGTATACCTGCGTTAATGATGTAGGGTTCGAGAAAGACGATGGCTCTATGACCTTCGGGGGGTTCTAAATAATGGCTGGCAAAGGTAAAGTTTTAGTGGATGGCGACATAGTTGCCTATAGAGCAGCCTTTGCCACTCAGGATTATTCCTACAAAGAGGCGGAAGATAAGGTTGATGAGTTGATGGAGTATATTATCTCCGATACCATTGAGTTTCCCTTCCCCTCTAAGGAGGACTTCCAAACTTATCTGACGGGTAAAACTAACTTTAGGTTCGATATAGCCAAGTCCTACCCCTACAAGGGGAATAGGAAAGAGGTAGAGAAACCTAAGCACTTATCGTCAGCACGACAGCACATGATTGACAAGTACGATGCTGTTGTGAGTGAAAATGAGGAAGCAGACGATCTTATCGCTAAAGCAGCGGCGGCACTTGATTATAATTGTGTTGTAGCTTCTATTGATAAAGATATGTTACAGTTACCTTGTTGGCACTTTAACTTTGGAAGAAATGAGTGGACAAAGGTTGAACCCTTCGAGGGTCTTAAGTTCGTCTACCACCAAATGTTGACGGGTGATCGTGCAGATAACATCATCGGTCTACACGGTATTGGGCCTAAGAAGGCAGACAAACTGTTGCAAGATTGTCACACAGAAGAAGACCTGTGGAATACTGTTCTAAAGGCTTATGAAGGTGACAAAGAAAGGCTAGTAGAGAATGCGAGGTTGCTATGGTTAAGGCGGTACGACAACGAACTGTGGGAGCCTCCCAAGCTGGCTTGAAGTATGGCTACAGGTCAGGGTTAGAGAAGCGGATACAGGAGCAGCTTAACGGCCTCTCTATTGATTATGAGTACGAGAAGTTAAAGATTGAGTATGAGGTTAACGAAGTTAGGAAGTACACCCCTGACTTTTTGATCCTCTCTAATGGTATTATAGTTGAGAGTAAGGGTAGGTTTGTCACAGCTGATAGAAAGAAGCATCTGCTCATTAAGAAGCAGCACCCTAACTTTGATATACGCTTTGTGTTCTCTAACTCTAGGGCCAAGATCAACAAAGGGTCTAAGACAACCTACGGGGATTGGTGTGACAAGCATGGTTTCCTTTATGCAGACAAACTGATACCTGAGGAGTGGTTGTATGAGAAGATACCTAAGTGATGTCTTGAAGAAGTTGTCAGAGTGGTTATATGCAGATGGGGTTCCTGTAGTTATTGGTAGTGGAACTAAGGTCTGGAGAGTGGTCGAAGGCCCAATCTACCGTTATGAGTTTGACGATGACTTTCTTATCGAAGCTGGTATTGACGAAGATTACTCTTGTATGCTAGTTGTCCAGATAGAGGAGAAAGGGGAGCTTGGTATGGCCAACTTCTGGTATGAAACGGAGGAGGAGGCCTTGGCAATAAAGAGTTACTTTGAAGTTAATATAGAGCCACTAGAGGTGACATGACATGGGTAAGCGTAGTTCATTCGAAAGGGTTCCACGTGATTACTACCCAACTCCAATTAAAGCTGTGGAGCCTCTTATAGACCACCTACCATACTCCTTTGACTATGTAGAACCTTGTGCTGGTGACGGTCGTTTGATTAAGCACATTGACCTACTCACAGGGGGTCATGGTGAGTGTCTCTTTGCTTCTGACATTGAGCCACAGGCTGAGGGGGTTAATCAAGTTGACGCTTTAGAGATTGACTTCGGGGGATATGGTGTAGTTGACTTATGTATAACCAACCCCCCGTGGGAAAGAAAGTTCCTTCACCCTTTCCTAGACCACTGGATTGGGATATGTCCTACTTGGCTTCTGTTTGATGCTGATTGGATGCACACTAAGCAGTCTTCTGTCTACATGACTTATTGTGCTAAGGTTGTGTCTGTAGGCCGTGTTAAGTGGATTGAGGGCAGTAAGAGTGTTGGTAAAGACAACTGTTGTTGGTATTTGTTTGACGGAAGAGATATGCAACAAACCAGATTCTATGGGAGAACAAACTATTGATTAGCCAAGATGATATTGATGCAATGCAAGACATTGACTTTGACAGCTACCAGAAACAAGCTGTTACAACTGCTATATACCCAAGTACGGCACAGGTTATCTACCCAGCCATGGGGTTGGCTAACGAGGCTGGTGAGGTTCTTGGTAAGGTTAAGAAGATTATTCGGGATGGTACGTTTAACCGTGAGGACATTGCCGACGAGCTTGGGGACGTGTTGTGGTATGCCGCAGCACTTGCTCGTGACCTAAATGTTGACCTGTCCATTATTGCTAGGCGTAATTTGAATAAGCTGGCCAGTCGTAAGGAACGTGGTACCCTTGGCGGCAGTGGTGATAAAAGGTGACATGGTTTTGGAGATATGTTAACTACCTAGCTACGTGGCGATCACACCGTAGTGTCATTAAGCAGCTTAACGGGTTAAGTGACAGAGAGCTTAGAGATATAGGTATTTCACGTGGGGACATTGACCGCCTTGTGTGGCTACCAAAAGATAAACAAGAAAGAGGCAGTAAAGAATGAAGAACTACCAAGAGTTTTCTACACGTGCCAACGTGGTAACACGGCGTACATACAACCGACCAAAAGAAGACGGTACATTTGAGACTTGGGGTGAGACTGTTGAACGTGTGATTGAACACCAACAGTGGCTCTGGGAACGGGCTAAGGGAGAACCTCTTGAACTAGAGGAGTTGGAAGAGCTTGATGAGCTACAACAGTTGATGCTTACCCGTAAGGCTACTGTATCTGGGCGTACCCTGTGGCTCGGTGGCACTAAGGTGTCAAAGACACGAGAGGCATCCCAGTTCAACTGCTCCTTTGGCCGTGTTGAGACCGTACACGACATTGTAGATGCCATGTGGCTGTTGCTTCAAGGGTGTGGTGTAGGGTTTGAACCTGTCGTTGGCACACTTAATGGTTTTGCCAAAAAGGTTGAGGTTAAGACTATTCGTTCCCTTAAGGTTCTTGGTGGGGATAAGGGTTGCCCCGATAACCAATCTTGGACTTCTGTTGATGAGGGTGGGAAGAAGACCTACCATATTAAGGTTGGCGACAGTGCTGAGGCTTGGGCTAAGGCGGCAGGTAAGCTCTTTGCTATGAAAGAGGCCGTGGACGTATTGGTCTTGGACTTCTCTGAGGTACGTGCTGCTGGGGAACGCCTTAAGGGTTATGGTTGGATTAGCTCAGGTGATGAGACGGTATCTTCTGCCTTCAACCGTATTTGTGATCTGATGAACGCCCGTGCTGGACAACTGCTTACACGTATCGACATCCTTGATGTACTTAACCACTTGGGTACTACGTTGTCGTCTCGACGTTCTGCTGAGATTGCATTGATGCCCGTGTCTGACCCTGAGGTTGATGACTTTATTTCTGCTAAGAAAGACTTCTGGTTGTATGGTAACGAACACCGTCAACAGTCCAACAACTCTATTGTCTTCCACAAGAAGCCAACTAAGTGGGAACTGTCTTATATCTTTGACAAGATGGTGGAAGCTGGGGGTTCAGAGCCGGGATTTATTAACGCTGAGTCAGCTAAGAAACGAGCGCCACACTTTAAGGGGGTCAACCCTTGCGCTGAGATTCTGTTGGGTAACAAGTCATTCTGCAATCTTGTTGAGGTAGACTGGGGTAAATTCCTAACTGACTTTGGTGGGCTACAAAGGGCTATTGAGGTCGTAGCTCGTGCTAACTACCGTCAGACGTGTGTGAACCTAGATGATGGTGTTTTGCAACGTTCATGGCATGAGCTTAATGAGTTCCTGCGTCTTTGTGGTGTAGGTGCCACGGGCATCGTTAAGTTCTTGGACTACCACACTGGCCACAATAACGTTGAGGCTATGCTACAGTCTCTTCGATCTTCGGCTAAGAAGGGTGCTAACTCTATGGCTGATGAGTTGGGGTTGCCACGGGCTAAGTTGGTTACTACGGTCAAGCCTTCTGGCACTCTGTCTAAGATCATGGATACCACTGAGGGCGTACATAAGCCACTAGGTAAATACCTGTTCAACAATGTAACGTTCTCTAAGCACGACGAGATCATCCCTACGATGAAGGCAGCAGGGTACAAGGTTATAGAGAAACCTTTCGAGCCTGACAGTGTGTTGGTCACTTTCCCTGTGGCCTACGAAGATGTTAAGTTTGATGTAGTAGGTGGTAAGGAAGTCAACCTTGAGTCAGCCATTGGTCAGCTTGATCGCTACAAGTTGATGATGGATCACTACGTAGACCATAACTGTTCTGTGACTATCAGTTATGATACGGAAGAGGTTCCTGCTATCATTGACTGGATTTTGGATAATTGGGAGACTTACGTGGGGGTATCTTTCATCTACCGTAATGACCCAACTAAGACAGCAGAGGACTTGGGTTATCCATATTTGCCACAGGAGGTTGTGTCAGAAGAGGTGTACCGTGAGTATGTTAACACTTTGATGCCAGTAGACCTGACCAATCTAGCCTCTGCTGACGATCTGTCAGATGAAGCCTGTGCAACTGGTGCCTGTCCTATTCGGTAAACAGGTGGCGGCTCTGCTAACGCATCCTATTTAGGCTGCATTTATCTAAACGCATCCTATATTGGGTGCATCATGACCCTACCAAGGGCACACCTGAGCATAAAGCATCTACGATGCGCCGCATTGAAAATGCTAGTGTAGAAACTGCTCAACTATTACATTCTTAAGGAGTCATAATGACAGCCGTACGTAAACAGTTTAGCAGGTCACTCTACGAAGCCTATGACACCCCCGCTAAGGGGGCTCTGGTAGCTATCTTGGAGGCTAAGGGGCATACCCTAGTCAACACAGAAGAAGACTACTATGCAGACGTTGTGTCAACTAAGGGTGGCTACACATATTTCAATGAAGCCGAAGTTAAGGTAGGTTGGAAGGGAGATTGGCCGCCTGTGATCGTGACTGGGAAAC